AAAAAAAGGCCACTGCATCATTGGTGCAAATGGCAGAAAATAATGATGAACAGATTGATGTTGCCGAAGAAACCAATCTGCGACTTAGACATATCAATAACACTTTGAATAGACTTATTTCCCAAGTTATGGAATCTAATAAAATCTTGGAAAAGGGTGAAGAACGAGAAGAACAGAACGACAAAGAAGATAAACGGAAGAAAAAGAATAAAAAGGAAGATGAAACCGAAGAAAAGCGAGTAGGAAAGCTATATAAAATGATTTTCGGTAAAACACCCGCCGAAATCAGAGAAGAAAAAAATGCAGAATCTAAAGCCAAAGCTGGCCAAAGAGTCGGTGGATTACTTGGTGTTGGTGGTCTTGTTGAATCTGTTTTGGGCAGTCTTATCAAGTATGGTGCCTTGGCTGGTGTGGCAGGAACTATTCTAGGACAGGAAAATGTCGGTAAGCTGTTGGATAAGTTGTATCCTGTAGTTCTTGAATTGGTTGATAAAGTATATACAAATTTGTTAGAACCTATTCTTGTTCGTATGAAAGATGGATTGCTAAAATTAATGAAGGAAACTACCGACTCTTTAGGTAAATCATTACTTGGAGTTGATAGTTTATCTGAAAAGGTATCATCGTTTAATGATACACTAACAAGTATGGATACTGATAAGGATGGCCTTTTAGAAGGCGGCGAAATTATGGAATGGCTTGCAGGACGAGCAAAAAAGGCAGTAGAAGAAAATTTGTACAGAAAGCCTAAGAATAAGAATGATATCATAAATCTTTTTACCAAGACTCGTGAAGAACGTTTGAAAGAACTTGAAGAAGAAAAAAACTTTCAAAAATATTTTGGAGACAAAGGCGAAAATGTTCATCAAGGGCCAGCGCTTAGAGGTCCATATAAAGGTAAAAATCATAGGCTAGAAGAATATAATCTGCAAAAATATTTTGGCACTGATGGAGAAAAGGTAACACAAGGTGGAACATCTAGAGCAAGTCATATAAAACATGATTTGACTTCTGAATATACAACATTGCCCGAAAACAGAACTTATGAAGTACAGCCGGTATCGCCTTTCTTTGATGAACGTGTTGCTAAGGCACAAATGGAATATGAAATCAGACAAGAATTTTTGAAAAAGCAATTGGCTAATAACGAAAAAAATACTGGAAAACAGATTAGCGCTGATTCATTACCTCCACCACCACAGCAAAAAACACCACCAGATGCGACTCCTCAATACTCTCGTACTTGGGGAGATGTTTTCGATTCAATAAAACCAAGTGAAGAAACGATGAAAACTATGGGTATATTGACAGTAGCTACCCTTGCTTTTGCTGCATTAAAAAATCCTTCATTGGCATCGAAGCTACTAGGTGCTGGTCTTTTGGGGGCCACGATGGGCGAAGCATCGGCTTCTGAAAAGAGAAATGCCGTAACATCGATGTTTGGCCCAACGGTCCACGTTCAATCACAAGAGGAAGAAATTGGTAGTTATATCGGTGGGTTAGTCAAACCTCCTATTTCCGATAAAACAATCAAGATGAAAAAATCATCCGACCTTAATACTTCCAAAGGTTCGTCCCCTATTATCATCAACAAAAATGATAATTCCAGAACTTCTATTAATTCTGTGAATAGTTCTGGCGGCGGGCGAGGTAATGACCTTCCCAGAACGAGAAATTCTCGACCAGCTTTCGGCAATTAGTATTAGCTAAATACTTGTATGAGTTCAAAAACTATACAACGAATTATGGAAGATGCGATTCGAAAGAATCAACTTTTCACAAGAAATGAAGAATCTAGGCGCTGGTTTTACGAGCGTACTAGGCGTACCAACATTAATTCTGCCCAATTTATTCGTGAATATGACCAATCTGATATGAGAACTACTTCTCAAATACAAATTGGCTGTATGTATTGTTTTTTGTATGACCCTAAATGGAAAGATGAACTTCCGTATTACGATAGATTTCCATTGATTTTTATTACTGATACATGGGTTGATAAAAGTGGAAAAGCACATTTCGCAGGCATCAATATGCATTACCTCCCTTATAAGCAACGTGCCGCTTTGATGGATGCTTTACTTGATTTGCAAAATAATACGACAATACTTTCAAATAAGAAACTGTTGATTTCATATGGTATTATGAAAAAGGCAGCAACATCAAAATGGTTTGCTCCTACATATAAACGATATTTGAAAAACCATGTTAGATCGAGATTAGTCAAGATTCCATATGAAGAATGGATAATTGCTTCACTCATGCCCGTAGCAGAATTTTCTAAAGCTTCTCAAAAAGATGTGTGGAAGGATTCGTTAAAGAAGACTAAAGGTAGATAGTATAAATGGCATATAATGGTATTCCTTATCTTAGAGGACCGAATGAAGCGATAGATTATGACTTAACCATGCGTGAAGAACTTCGTAAATGTGCGAAGTCATACAAATACTTTGTTGAAAATTACATTAAAATTGACGACAATTCTGGTTCTCTTAAGGTAATTCAGCTTTACGATTATCAAAAAAATCTTCTAAACATCGTCCATAACAATAAAATGACCGTCTGTAAGTTCCCTCGGCAATGCGGTAAGTGCTTGAAATATAACACTAATTTGGAATTAAAAAATACCGGGGAAATTCATAAATTAGATGAATCGCTAAATAGAAATGAAACAATAACCATTTCTATTGGAGATTTATTTGAACAAGCAAAGGCTGCATATAAGAAAGTGTAAGATATGTGACGTAGTGTTTGATGCACATCGAAAATTACAAATTATTTGTACGAATCCAGAATGTCGTCGTCAATTTAATTTGAATAACATTGCAGACAAAGTGAAACAAAAAAATAACAAGAAATTTGAAAATTCTATAAAGGATGAAGATTATGTTGAATGTTTATATTGTGGATTAAAGGCGAGAGATTTAACGAAACATATTTTTAATATACATAAAATTCCTGTTTGTGAATATACGGGAAAAACAAGGTGTGACAATTATTTAAATAAACAGTCAGAAAGAATAAGGGGAAATAAAAATCCTGCTTACAATCATGGGGGAAAACTTTCACCGTTTTCGAAAAAGTTCATATACGCTGACACGGTAGATTTATCTTCGATTTATAATGTGGGGTCTATTAGTTCTAAAATTGAGCGACAATTTTCAAGAAGATTAAGCAGTGTCCTTCCCAATATACAGAAACAGTTCTTTTTAAAGATAGATACTGGATTTTTTATATATGACATTAAGTATTGTAATAAAATCATCGAGTTCAATGGTGATTATTGGCATATGAATCCAAATAAATATCCGGCGAAAACTATTTTTAGACATATTTCTAAAAGTGACGAAGTTATATTGGCAGAAGATGTGTGGAAAAAGGATAAAGTTAAAATACAAGTTGCGAAAACTAATGGGTATGAAGTTATGATTGTGTGGGAACACGATTATCGTAAAAATAAAGAAGAAACTATAAAGAAATGCTTAAACTTTCTGACAGCATAGAACGAAAATTTGTCGAATCTTATCCTTGTGAAGTAGATGTTAAAACTGACACAGGATGGGAAAAATCAGTAATGATTCATAAAACCATACCTTATGAAGTGTGGGAACTTCATTTAGAAGATGGAAAAATGTTGGAATGTGCAGATGACCATATCGTTTTTACTGAAAATTTAGAAGAAGTTTTTGTCAAAAATCTTCATGAAACTGCTTACGTAATGACAGAAGATGGTCCCAAAATGGTAACTTCTGTTAAGAATACAGGCAAATATGAAAATATGTACGATTTAGAATTAAATGATGGTTCGTTTCATAGATATTATACAAACGGTATTCTTTCCCATAATACAACCTCTATGGCCTGTTATATTGTGTGGTGTATTATTTTTCGTAAAAGATACAAGGTTGGTGTTGCTGCCGATAAGGACGAGACGGCGCTGGAAATTATCGACCGTATCAAGACTGCATATGAAGGGCTTCCATACTGGATGCAGCAAGGCGTCAAAAAATGGGACGCTCACAAGGTTCTGTTGGAAAATGGTTCTAAGGTGGATGCTTCTGCTACTACCAAGAAAACGTTCCGTGGTAAAACATACAATTTAGTTCTTCTAGACGAATTTGCGTTCGTGGACCAGAACATCGCTGACCCTTTTTTTACTTCAATTTACCCTACGGTTTCCAAGTCTGACCCAACCATTCCGATTCCATTACAGACAAAGATGGTTATCATCTCTACTCCTAATGGATTGAACCACTTTCATAAATTATATGATGATGCTGATAAAGGAAAATCTGATTTCAAGGCTGTTGAAATTAGATGGAATGATGTTCCCGGTCGTGACGATAAATTTAAAGAAGCTACGTTAAGAAATATTGGCGAAGATCGGTGGGAACAAGAATACAACGGCAGCTTTCTTGGTTCGTCCACTTCTCTTGTCCCTGCATCTAAACTGAAAACGTTGGTATTTTCAGAACCAAGGGAATCATTACAAGATATCTCTATCTGGAAACCACCAGTACAAGGACATACTTATTTTATTTCCTGTGACGTATGCCAAGGTAAGGGATTGGACTATCACGCCGCTTCTGTTATTGACATTACCGCTGTCCCATATGAAGTGGTAGCCAATTTTCATAACAATACGTTGGATACGATGATGTATCCATCTGTAATATTTGAGTTGGCTAAGAAATATAATGAGGCTTTTGTGCTAATCGAGTTGAATAACAATGGTAAGCAAGTTTCGGATATTCTATACTATGAATTAGAATATGAAAATGTTCTATCAACCATGACTAGAGGTAGAGCCGGTCAAGTTTTGACGGTTGAATCATCGACCGCTAAAGGCGTTACTATGACCAAACCGGTCAAATCGACCGGTTGTTCCAATTTGAAATCGTTGATTATGTCTGACCAACTTATCTTGAATGATCACAAATATTTGAAAGAATTGTCAACATTCTCCATTCAAGGTGGACAATACAAGGCCGAAAACGGTTCTCATGACGATATGGTTATGAGTCTAGTCACATTTTCATGGGCGACTACAGAAACATATTTTGCTGACCTTCTGGATGTCAATATTCGTCAAGAATTGTTCGAACAAAGAATCAAGCAACTTGAGGAAGATTTGATTCCTTTTGGTGTTCTTGGCAACATGGCGGCGGAAGACGAAGACGAATTGATGTTCTAATTGAACCAAGTCACTCTTGCCATCAACACGGATTTATCCGTATCTTTCATGGCTTCCGCTTTCTTTTCCGTAGGACCATGCCAGTGGAACGTGTATTCCATTTTGTTCTTGTTTAGATAGTAGATAAGATTATCAAGCTTTTCAATATTCTTATTGGTGAAGGTTCGAATCTGGTGCATTTTGACCTGTATTGATTATAGCTACGGTTTTAGTGCCTGCATTATTGTAGGCAGCAAATTTTTCAAAGAATAGTCCCGAAAATGTAGCCATTTGGGCTACAAAGAATGATTTTATCGTTATATCTTCAAAGGGACAATCATCGTCAACCATTATTCCTATAGCAGTATTATCTTCATCTTGCAATGAAAAAAATGTAAAATCAATGTCTTTTTGAATAGAATTACAGTTCTTTATAGTTCCGAGAATACCTTTTTCGATTATAGGAACTACACGGTCATCTTTGCCAGAATATTCGGCAATGATAATTACTCGCTTGTTATTGTACTGTTGTAGAGTTTTCATGTATTTGGTATTGCTTTTATTTGTTTTCTTAGGCATATACTTGCACTCCAATGCGAGTTGTACTAATTACTATTTATTGGTTATATAATTCCTGATATTTGACTCGTAACTTAGCAAAATCTAAGAGTTTATCTTTAGTTGAACCACGAAAAACTTGAAGTTCACCAAATTCGTCCACGATTAAAATACGATATTTTCTAATGGGTATACCGGTTCGTTCGAACCACATTCGGGCGTATACACATGCCTGCATTCTGTAATTTTCGATATATTTTTCTTTCTTGGGCTTAGTTGTACCCTTGTAGTCCACAATTTCTAGTTCATCAAAATAACCAATCAAATCCGTTCGTCCAGCAACTTTAAGGGTTGATGACCACAATGGTGTTTCAATGCAAACCGCATTTTTCATATTTTGTGACAGATGCGCTTTAAGAGGATTGAATAACGACCGGTAGAAGTGAGATGGTGGAATGACTTCCTTACCAGCAACGTGGTCCTCCATCATTTGATGGATGATATTACCCCTATCGGCAGCACGTTTCTTGATAAATTCTGCCCTTTCTTCTCCCTCACGCTTTTTCCATTTTTCAATAGCTTCCTTGGAATTCAAGGATAATACTGTTGTAACTGATGGAAACTTACCATCGGGAGAAAGATAAAATCGTTGACCATTCTCATGCACAGTCTCAATATCAGGTAGAGACTGTGCAGCTTCCAATACATGTTGGAAATCTATAGTAGACATATTATACTTTCGTGTATTTAGTTAGTGCCTATTTCAGATTCAGCGATAATGTACTCACGAACAAATCCGCTTCTTACAATATCATCAATCGTAAATTTTACTCTATACACAGATTCCATTTTTTGCAAGATTTGTTTTAATCTAGAAAACCCGGATTGTTCTTTGTATCGTTCCGAAGTCAAGTCATCCTGAAAAGAGTCACCACAAATAATGACTTTGCAATTTTCACCAACTCTGGTCAAAACAGTATTAATTTCGGACATTGCCAAATTTTGCGCTTCATCCAAGATAATGATACAATCCCGAAATGTAGTTCCTCTAAGGAATGACGTTGGCTGAAACTCGATAACTTTTTGCTTGGTCAAAACTTCGTAAGCATCCGCCCGTCCAAATAATTCAGAACAAATCGAGATGTAGGGTGCTTCGAATACTTTTGTTTTTTCCTTTGCAGACCCCGGCATAAAGCCGATATCTCGTGAACTAACAGCGGACCTTACGATAATTAATTGTTTATATTCAGTTTTTTTGGATAAAATGGTTTTGAGTGACAGATATAATGCTAGAAATGATTTGCCGGTTCCGGGAGAACCTTCCAAGAAAAGATTGTAATCTTTCTTGTATGCATCAAATACTTTGCGCTGATTATCTGTCTTTGGTGTTACTTCATTTGGTAGGGAAAACTGTATAAATTGCGGTGTTTCTTCTCTCTTTTTTGATTTAGAACCATTCGGTCCTCGTTTGACTGTCTTTTTATATTTTTTCGTTTCTAGACTTGCTTCGTCAAAGAAATCTTGGATGCTCTGCAATTTATAAATGTTCCCCTATTGTTTTTATTGTTGGTTGTGCTTTTGGGATAGATTAGATGGTTCTATGTACTAAATTTCACCAAGGTTGTTCGACTTCGGAATAGTAGAACCGTAGTTGTTCTCTCTGATGCGGTTCAGCATGTTCTTGAAGCCGTTATCGACCTTAATTCCACCAATCCCGGAAATCATGGTCATGTTTGTTAAAACTTGTCTTAACTCTTTATGTTGTTCAACATATTCTTGGTGTTCAGAGAGGGATAATTCAATAGTATGTTCTTCGCCAGTTTCGATATTTTCAAATGTGTAGAACGGCATTAATTTTCCTAATTTGTTGTATTCTCTTACTATTATTTATGTTTTATGACCAGTCAACCCAAGATGGAATTCTATTAGGTGAGAACATTCTATCAGAAGAATTGTAGATAAAGTTTCCAGCTTTTATGTTCATACCATCCAATACCACTTCGAAAACAAAACATCTGTTTACTTTATCGGCAAAAACGGCATCACTTTCGAGTGAATACACGTTGGCGTTGTCTTTATCTGAACACAAAATTTTATTAGTTCCGGTTGTACTATTCCCCATAGCGCCAACAATTTTAAAATGACAAAGGAAATGAAACACGTAATTTGATATATCAATCAAACTTTTATCGTCTTGTTTATTATTTCTGGCAAACTTTATCAAATCACAATAACCAAATAAATTCGTGATTTTGACAATCGGCAATAATGCAGCAGATTTCGAAAGAACAAAATGTTTCTTTCCATCATAATCAGCATCAAGTTCATTATCAAATGATAGAAAAAAAGCGCCTTCTGTATCTTCGGTGCCAGCCAAGGTTTTTTTGGAAGCATTCATCAATTCCAATGTAGGAAATTGACCATCGAATGACAGAACAGTAAATGTTTTATCATCCGGGATGTCCCATTGGTTAAGTCTTTTGATTACGGATTTACTCATTATTCACACCATGAGGGGATTTTATATATTGTGTTGGTGGTTGTGTTGGCAATTATACGAACCAGATTCGTTTGGTTTTTATCAAAATCAAAAGACCATTCCATGACTATACAGTCACCATCTTGAAACGGTAGGTTTATTTGTTCATGATTGTTTTCAACTCTTATTTTAATCGCTCTGTTATTTACATCTTTAAAGTAATAATTCAAAGAAGATGACCCAGAAATTAAAACACGTCTATGTGATTTCAAATGTACCAACATATGAATTGGTCTATCTAACTCTAAATTACATACATTGTTTATTATTTCTTTCTTAGATAATACTTGAAGCAATAATGATTCTTTTAAAATAAAATGATTCCAAGTGTTATGTGTTCTTACAGCATACGTATCTTTCAATTCCTTAGCATGGATAAAATCCTTAACCATTGGTTTGGAAGGATATTTGGGCAAGAACGCTGTATCTAAATAAAACGATATTTTCTTGTTGAGCGGTATCATAGTAATCGGTGGACGCATATTATAAATACTCATAGAAATGTTTTATATAATCATAAAGGGAAATATTAAAAATGTCAACCCCAATATCAGCCGCTGATTTAGATGCGGTGGTCAGAACTATTTACGGTGAAGCTAGAGGCGAATCTGAAAAAGGAATGATCGCTGTAGCATATGTAATCAAGAATCGTACAGAAGACAAGCGTTGGCCTTCATCACCAGAAAAAGTTGTCAAACAAAAATATCAATTTTCATCATGGAATGCAAATGATGCTAATCTGAAAGTGATTACGTCTCTGTCTCCAAATTCGGCTTTCTATAAGAACATTGCCAATATCGTCAAATCGGTATGGGCCGGTTCGGTAACAGACCCCACAAATGGTTCGGTATATTATTTTGCCCCTGCTGGAATGCCCGGACGCAAGGCCCCAAAGTGGTGGCCAGACGCTGTAGCGGAATCCAAGGGACAAATTCAAATCGGCAATCATTTCTTTGCTGGTAAGGTAAATACCGCAACTACATCAAAGAAATAAGTTGATTTTCTTTTTGTTTTCATATACAATTACCTATTCAACGTAACACTGGAATAGAAATATGAATGAAACGGAAAAGCTTATAAATTATATTGATGAACAATACGATATAGTGATTACTGGTGAATTTATAGATTTGGTTAAGAATTGGTCTATCAAAACATTTGGTCCCGGCCAACGGACACAAGGTATTCTAGATCATATCAAGAAAGAAGTTAAAGAAGTAGAGCAAAATCCATTGGACCTTGAAGAATGGATTGATATCATGCTCTTGGCCATGAATGGAGCGCAGCGGCTAGGTTACACTGGAAATGATATAATCGACTGTCTACAACGAAAGGTGTTGGAGAATTGTCAAAGGTCATGGCCAGATTGGAAGACAGCCAACACAGGCGAGGCAATCACTCACATTAAGACAGATGAATAGTTTTAAAAATTTTTTAACAGAATCGCAATCATCAGATGAAGCACACAGATTAGGTCTTTTTTACTTTGGTTTTGGTAAATACGGCAAGGATGGCCGTGTAACTCATTATGTGAAGAATAATCAATTAGTTCCATTCAATCCAAAGAACAAAAATTCAATGGGTGATTCGGAAGTAACTGACAAGTCGCTTAAGAAGCTTCATACAGATGAATCAAAGCGGGTGTTCCGGGGCGAACCTATTTTGATTCAATCTGACATATCAAAACAAACCACTGGCGCTATCGGGGAACATGTCGTGGTTGCCTACCTGAAAATGATAGGCAACGCCGATGCTGCCCCTATGAATTCAAGGCAGGCCAATTTTCCTGTCGATTTGATATGTGACCACATTTTGGTTGAATGTAAATCAGGCTTGGTTTCTAATTCCAAGAAAGCACAACACTGGCGGGCCACAATTGGTCAACCCGGTAAGAAAGAAACCGAATGGCTTAAGACCGCATCCAAGGAAGAAAAAGCCGCATGGAACGCCAGAAAAAATGAAGAAATCATGGAACGCAAATATGGTGTTCTGAAAGAAATGACCCAAAAATATGGTGTTCCAATCAAGGCCAAGACGATAACGACCATCATCAACCCGGATACTCATACTGTTGACATATTCGTGTTTGATGATTTCCATCAAACGATTAAATGGAATTCGCAAATGGCTAAGGACGCTTACGTAGGGACATTCTCGTATGAAACTTGATATACCAATTCCAGTTCAGAAAGAATTCCAGAAAAATTTGGACAACCATATCAAGGGTTTGCGAAAAGATATGATTGCCCATTTGAATGAAATCGAGAAAGACAGACTTCATATTGATTCGAAGTCTGTCCATCATATTGATGCTTCTGGCGATTCGGAAACTAAACCCGATTTCGATGATAGCATCTAGTTTTGTTCTGGTGGAAAATACTCAAAGGAGTCAATTGTACTTCCTTGGACCCATCGTTCTACCCCATCTTCACGCTGAACAAGGTAATCCATTTTGGGCTGAAAATGTGAGAGACAATTATCATGTCGTCTCTCACCAATAATTTTATACGTATGTGTAGCGTCCTTGATTGTTCCATCGATTTCATAAAATTTCATGGCAAATCTTTCGTATTATATGGGATAATCACGTCATCCATGGCAACGGTCATTTCTTTACCATCAACCATAATACCAATTTTTTGCCAATCGTCAATGTCATGGTGAATCATATATTTTTTGACAACATCTACTAACCGGCCATTAAAGATAACCTGTGAATTGACAACTTGTCCTGAATATACGACATGAATGCCGTTTTCTTTCAAACCCGGAACCATGGAGATATCATCATCCAATCCGATTTGTGAAATTGATACGGTATCAATTTCAGCATCGATGTGTTTCATCACAAGATTACGAACTTCGTTAATTGGAACAATCCAAAAATATTTCGTGTTGTTTTTTCTGGCCGACTGATAGGTAATGGCAAGTGGCTGGTCTTTAAAGAACACAGCTTCATAGCCAACCCATGTATCGGTACAAAGCCATTGGGCGATAGGACAGATATAGAACCCCTTTTCCACCAAACTACCAGAATTAATCCAATAGAATGATTCCAGATTCAATTCGATGAAAAATGATTCCGGGAGAAGTTCATATTTAAGGTCATCTGTAGTAGGTTTTTTAAGCTGTTCAAGTAGTTCACGGATTTTCATAATTTTAGCCTTTCAATGCTTCAAAGAAATTTTCAACCTTGGCATCAGCCATCTTGGCCCATTTCTGGTCATTCAAAGATGGATTTTCGGTCTTGACTGTTTCGTATGCATCGTTCCAGTTGAATGCATACTGATAATGCACAAGCTTCTTTACCCAATCAACAAAGAACGTGGAAAACAACTCGTACTTTCGAGCATGTTCCATGTTTTCTTTGTAACCCGGCATGTTATTGCCAAGCCACTCAAAAGTCAAAACCTTGCCGTCTGGATTGACCAAATCCCATTCCTGATTTGTCACATTCCATACCGGCTTGTACCAAGGAAATTTCTTGGTTTCATGTCGCTTGTCATGAGAATGAGAAAACAAATCATCCTCGTCAAAGCGAAACTTCTTTCGATCAAAGAGTGTATCCTTCGCCATATTTTTCTTCCAATTCAGATACCCTATTTTCCAATTCTGTGATTCGCCTATGTGCATGTTCACATACAACATCAAACATGAGCATATCCCTTCTGCCGCTCTGCAACCATGGCATGATAAATGGCGGCGTCATCGACAGACATTTCAGCCTGCCCGTTATTACCAACGTGCTTGTACCACTTGCCATCGTAACCACGGAAGATGGAAGTCCGCTCCATCGTCTCACAATCGATTCGAGTGTCGAAGTGGAACGTATCACCATCGCTGGAATACTCAACGTACATGAGTTCGTCGGGCGACATGTAATCATCGCTCTCGACCGACCAATCAAGCACGTACTCACGATAGTAATTGTCGTTGCACTCGATACCGGCAGCAGCGATAAGGCCGCTTACCTGCTTATCGAGATTGTCGCAGTCGGGAATAAAGTTGAAGAAGTGGTAATATTCGCCATTCTTACCCTTCCAACGCTGCGGGCACTCACCCTTACCATCCCAATCATGGGCACCGTAGTTCTCGTAAATCTGGGTCGAAACAACAAGCTTCATTTGTATAAAACCTTCTAGAACGAACCTTCATTTACATAATACAAAAATGTAGAAGAATGTCAACACCTATTTTCGCTTTCCATGAACATAGGCTTTATGTCCCTGTAACGAATACAAAATCTTATAATTGTTAACTTCTCTGTCTTTCAGAATTTTAGGAGTGACAGAATCCATGATGTATTTCTTGATTTTAAGGACGGCATGGAATTCGTTGTTTTCGTTCTTGACGACAAGCATTTGCATATCATCGATATCAACACCAATCTGATAAAGCATTGCCATTTTCAAGAAAACAAAATCCTCACAATCTCCATATTTCAACATTGCGGTTTCATACGGAGTCGCCCAATAATCTTTGGCATCGGTTCGATACTCAATGTGCGAGTTGACAAAGGCATTGACGAAACCGATTTTGGAAACAACCGTTCTGTTCGACAGGCTCTTGATGGTGTCGCAATCGAAGAACTTGGAACAATCAAAGTTAGGAAAGGTTTTGAGAATTTCTTCCCATCGGTCAATAGTCGGAACATCGATAGGAATAGGGACTGTGTTATAAGTAATTGCAGCGTTGGCTTGGAATGTGAACGCTGCAATCATGATTGTGGTAAGCAATCTCTTTCTCATACTGCCTATATAGTACAGTATTATAGAATAGTCAATCTTTAAGTTTAAACAAAAGAAATTTTGACATTATCAGCATCAACGTACCGAAACGTGTTTTCTTCATATTGTTTAGGATATACGAAAATGAACGATACATGTTTATGCTTTTTGGCAAACCAGCTTAAGTACTTAATTCTATTGACACAATCATTTACCGTCGCTCTGGTTTCTGGACCGTAACCATGTGTTCCATCAAACACATTACCCATATTCATGATAGAATCATCAAATAAGAAGTCAAACCCCAAACAAAATAGTTGGCTATATCCATGGTCGATGGCAAGTTCCATTGCCACCATGCCAGCGTTTTGACATCTGCGAACGGGAGAATATTCGGCAGGCTCAAAACGCTTGTGAAGTGGCGGTACAAAGAAATTATATTGTGGTAATCTATCCGACAAAATTTCTTTAATCATCTTGTCGTCAATAGCTACAAGCCAGTTTATTTTCTCTGAACGATATATGCCGTTACAACCGTAAAGCGGGCCTTGTTTCCTGAAATAATCTAAATCGAAATGTGTTCTGGAATTTCCATTACCTAAAATCGTTGCGCTATTCGTCGGAATCGGTGTCATGATAATTGTCGTCGCCTAGATGATTGATTTGCTCTTGTTTTTGTTTACGTTTCTCACGGATATCATTCTTCTTTTTTATATGCAAATCGATGTAATCATCATCTTCGTAATCATCTCTTGAACGCTTAAATGACTTTCCCATTGTAGTTTACTTTGTCTTAGGCTTTCTAGTTTTTTTGGTTTTAACTGGCTTTGATTCATTGATATCGCCAACCGGAGTGACAGGCTTGTTTGTGATATCATCAAGCACTGGTGATTCTTCGCCATAATTTCCGAATGTTTCCAATGACAGTTCGAATGTTGTTCCGGTTGGCGCTGATGCGTTTTTTGATTTAGCTACCTCTACCTTTTCAGGAATAGGCTCTCCCCAATTTGCAACCAAAGCTGGAAATGCTTCTGCAATCAAACTTCTGGTTATAGATTTGAATGGCAGCTTTCTATTATCCTTGATAAAGACAATAAGCTTAGCATCGTCTTGGTCGATTGTTTCCATGAAGGAAACAAACATTGATTCTCGTTTATTCGCAGGAAGGTTTGAATATGGTCCGGTTGAATTAAAATGTTGAAACAGGCGGAAATCTTGCCAAACTCTATTTCTGACCAACCGAACATCATCCGTTACAGGCTTGTACGGAGGACAGCCTTCCGGCAATAACCATTTGACATTGGAATCAAAGACATATGTCAAAAACAACTGTAGATGTGGACTGTTGTTTTTATGCAGGACTGCAATTTTGTCTGCTTTAGTTTTGGCTGATTCTACTTCCGTAAATAATTCTGTTAGTGTGGGTAGCGCCATTATGCCAATCTTTCGACTCTAGTTGAACCAAAAACCATATCCATGGTTGGGATGTATATAACTAAACCGACCTTCGATAAATCTCTAGTCTTTTCCTTGATTTTATTTGCATATTCTTCACTTTGAACAATACTAGCGTTGGATATTCCAATATAAACTATGTATAGCTGTATACCGGAGTTAGAGTTGCATGAGCAATTAGTGTTCATTTTTAGGTTTCTCTTTTTATACTGTGTCGATACAAAGAACATTAATGTTTTTTGCTTGTGTTTTTTTCTTTAACATATCGAGGGTCACATTCGAATACATGATATTATCACAAATAATCCATTCTACATTTACACCATCGTATTTTCTATTCATGTAACTTTGAACAGAAGATGTAAGAATATTTGGTGTAACTAATTTTTCTTTAATGAATTCACTCTGGATTCTTTTTGCGGTGTCTGTGTTATATGTCAGGAACAACACAGTACCATTTCTTGCTTTTTCGGTAGCAAAAGATTTCAGAAATGTAGTTACTCCAATTTGTCTAGGTAATTTATATGACCAAAAGGTTTGACCATAATTTTCTTTTTCCCAAATAATCTTGTTTTGGATAGCAGAAAAAATATCTACTACTCTATCTTTTACAACTATCATATTCTTTCAATCCTTACCGCACCGAAATCTAATCCGGCAGTTGAAACAAAAGTCACATTGTTATCTTTGGTGAAATCTGTTAATTCAGTTTTTACTTCATTTTTTAGTGCTTCTCTAGCATCCCTACCATGTGTATTACCAACACCTATATACACAATATATTTTGGTATTTCATAAGTGGCAGTGCAATTACAATCAGAATTCATTTATATCTTCCATTAGGTTTCTAAGGCTGTTGTCCATGAAATATTTCATTAATTTCATGCCACGTTTGCCGGTTACTTGTTTGTTTTTGAATGCATTATGAATGTTTTCAGCAATATCATCAGGAATTTTGAATAGAGAAATCAAACGTTCATTTCTGTAATAATTCTCTAGGATTTCGTCCTGAAACACATGTTCAGGAACGGAAATAGACCATTCTCTGACTTTAGCTTCTGTCAATCTTTTTTGTCTCTTGCCGGATACAACAAAAGTATCATCGTCCGATAAGACGTTAGGAATACCATCCGACTGATCGCCACGTAAAATATGTTCAATCAAGAATGTATCTGGATTATCGCACTTGACTATTGACGACATGTTGGGTGAGTACATCGCAACACCGGGAATTTTTTGGAGTTGCTTGAAATCCTTGTCGTTCGACACAATCATGTGTGGTCCCGGTTCACGAATAGCGATAACGCCAATGATATCATCAGCTTCTACATTATCGACTTTTATAACCTTATATGGAAAGTTAAGTTCAATCTCTACTTGAATGGTATCGATAATTTCAAAGAGACTGGACCAATCAAGCGTTGATTCCTTCCTCGCCGCCTTGCGAGACGCCTTGTAATAAGGAAAAATGTCTTTGCGCCAATATTTCTTGGAATCGACACACAGAATAATTTCGCCGTATTCAGAATAGAATTTCTTGCGGACTGAACGGATGATATTCAGTATTAAATGGCGGGCGTAATTTTTATCAATGGACACATTCTTGGTTGAAGCCAGCACACACGATGCCACGGCAACAGCCGAATAATCTACTAGGATAGCCATATGCTAACTTTCTGTTTCTTTATTTTCCTCGTTATCACGCTGACTAATAAAATCAGAAACATCGTCAATGTAGTCTTGGCAATAATGATATTCGTCAATGTTACGAAGTAATGCAGATGTAAAAAACTGTTCAACATAGGAAAAATCTGTAATAAAATCATCATTAGGAACAAAGCCGTGACTAACGAGATTACGGATTAATTGAGTCATGTAATGAGTAGTAATCAGTTCTACATCATCACTTGTGATTTCAGTTTTATCTTTGACATCCAAAGACATGGTTTTGAGTAGAGGAAATACCTTAATATTCTTTTTGTCGCTCATATCTATATTTAGCCAAATGTTAGTAGAAGGATTTGATTTTTGTTGATTCTACCAGAGTCAATTTTTCCTTCTACTGTAGACAATCTTGATATGATTTTGGGAATCTCTCGCCTAGTGCCCTTCAATATTAACGGTAACACTTCATGCGGTTTCCTTAATGTTTTTTCGACTGATTTTGATAAGTCAACATTCAACAGCGTCGAGCCTTTGATTGAAAACTTCTTTCCATCCTCGGCAAAGTAATGACTGATTTTTCTCGTTTTGGTATTAAAAGTAAGCAACTGTGAAGCATCCAGAATCTTGGCTGGTGCAAGGCTGGTAATCGACAATGAATTATCGACCGCCTGATATTTCAACCCTTTGATGATATTCTCGATTTTTGGTTGACGCTTCTTTCTTGGTGCCTTTGCTCTTTTTCGGTTATTAACGATGGAATCAGCACCGGAAATAAATGTAGATACAAAATCAAGCACTTTTTTAATTTGCGGCTTGGTGTAGCACGAGTAAGCTTCCTTGATTTGGGCATCCTTGTTCTTGGTTGTAGATGCAATTTCCAATTCTTCCTTAATTGGAGTGTAGTAGGCACTGATAATGTTCAGAGATTGCATCGACAGGCTATTGGTCTTAGCCCATGTGTCGAACTTGAATTCGGATGAAAAAGTTGCGTAGAAATTATCTAGTTGTTCGTCCAATTCCGATATAAACCACAGATTGCGATAACTGTTGGTTTTTTCCTTTACGGATTCGGCGGCTTCTGTCTGTTCAACAAAATCAACTATTTTTTGTAGATTTGTTTCGAAATATTGAACGACATGTTCAGGGAGTGAACATTTACGTTGCAACAATCTGGCAATCCAGCCAATGGTAGTAGGCACCTTATGTGATGGAGCCTTTTTGAATGACTTTAATCGAGGGTCGTTAACCGATTTAAGGTAGGATTCAACAAAGGTAATCGCTGTTTTTAAATCATTGAAATAATTGTAGTAATTGAATACTTTAATAACTTCCATTTCGGTCCTGAATGTTGATTCAGGAACCGGTTCTTTGCCCATGTATTTTTCGTATACGGCTTTAGGTGTTTTTGGCTTTACAACTTTAACTTTAGTCTTTACTGATAGCATTAATTTGTAACGATTCTACTTGCTAAATATACCTTAAGAAGAAGTATTAATTGTTTTTAAGTGTTCTCTAATTATTTTGTTTATATACCATTCTTGTTCGACATACCAATATCCATTTCCTGAACATCTTGTTCGAAAATGCATGATTATATCATTTGTGATTTTTTCAGAAATATTATCTATATTCATTTTTGGTCCTATGAAATATTGTACTTATTTGACTATTTATAGTGGAAACAAGCTTCCACCCTTTTATATCGGTTCTACTGTAACCAGTAACGTAATCAATAAAAATTACCATGGTTCTGTAACTTCTAAAAAATATTCCGTTATATGGAAATCTGAATTAAAGAATAACCCATTAGCATTCAAAACTAAAATAATTGCTTATCATGAATCATTAGATAAGGCAAGAGAAAATGAATCAAAATTACAAAGAGCATTCAATGTAATACAAAATCCGATGTATATCAATTTGAATATTAGTGGTATTAAATTTCCAAAAAATCTTTGTGGTATAAACAATCATTTTTACGGAAAGCATCATTCAGATGAAACAAAACGCATATTGTCTATATCATCTAGAAATAGATTATTACGATCTAATCCGATGAATAATCCAGAATATAGAAAACGAGTCTCACAAGCTAAATCGTTGAATTGGATAGTTACATTTCCTGACGGAAGTAGTTCTATAGTAAATAATTTATATTCGTTTTGTAAATCTCACAATATAAATATGAGTAATTTAACTATACATGGAAAATCTAAGGGATTTTCTGTCACGAGAGTATTATAAATGATAATTACGTTCGTTTACGAAGTGTTGGATAACTTTATCGGTTAGAATATCAGATTCACGGTTAATGTCAATTGTTATTGTAGTCGTATTCATGTATGAAAACCTTTCCAGAATATTTATCGATGTTTTTAACGAAAATTGCGAGAACGTCATCTTTATCTAGATTGCCATTACCACAACCCGGCCATGGAAACGACACTGATGTTATATTTCTTTTGTTCAGTTGTTCAAAAGCAATCGGCAGATTTCTTTCTATATATTCCAACTTCGAATTGTTCCTCCAATGAATTTTTGTTGGGAAAAACATTATATATTTTGGGTTAAACAATGCCGATATATGAATAAATTTTGGTTTTAGGAGCGTTGGTGAGCCTCTAGCCAATATTCTCTTTGAATACAAATTGAACAGTTCGCATTCTTTTGGGTATTTATTGGCAAATTTGAGTGCGACTCCTTTTCCCATCACGCCAACTGAATTTGTGGTGTTTACAATGCATTGGGTATTGGACTTAAACAAATCCTTTTTAACTATCTTTAGGTTGTTATACATAATCGAACCATCATTTTCTTCCGCTTTTTCGTTCATAATCATGTACTGTCGAAAATGCCCAAACTAAAGCCGCTGTAAACAATATTACACCAATAAAAGGTAACAATGCATTACCGATATACAAAATGTATCCTACAATCAAAAACCCTGTAATAAGGACAGATGACAGAAAAACCACAGCAGTGTAATATTTTATCGTATCAATCATGTGTTTTCGGCTTCCTGTCAAATCGTTTTTCTCTGGTGGACATTATTTCTTTAGCTTCCTGATGGATTTGTTTAGTTCGCATTTCCATGAACCAGTTTTCGACAAATCCCGGTATGTCATAATCAGAATTTCCGACAAATGTTTCTCTATACAAATGCTCCATTTGCTTGTGAGAAACGACTTTACCACCGATTACATTAGCAGAAGACCCCGGTTCCGAGTTTGGTTCATACCAGCCGGTTTTCTTTTCGATTTCAGTTAATTCTTTTGATTCGTCATATGGACCTATTTCGGATGCAAAACAGTTCTCACAATGATATGGCCCGCATTGCGTGTAACCAACACCGATATCAACAAAATCGGCCCGACAAGGGAAGCTGCAATAAGGACAGTTCTCTATTGGTTCTTGTTCGCCGTAACAGTAACCACCGGACATGATAGACTTTCTATGATTGGAGTTCCGTCCCGGATTCGAACCGGGTTAAACTGGTTTTGCAGACCAGTACATAAACCATCCTGTCCACGGAACATATTCTATTTATAGCGTGTCAAGCAATTTCTTCCACTGGTCAACACGAGAATCCATATTATAGTGAGCGTTAGCAAATTTTTGCTGATAAATCAAGTTTTCTTTAACTCTATCCGCATGTATATTGTCGATAACGCCCATGAGAACAGTCGCAAATCGGTTTGCGTGTTCGTTAATATCTTCTGTCCATCGATACATGTAGCCATATGTGAACAAAGTCTCTGGCAACGCACCATAATCGGGGGCGACAATAGCCAATCCTGCCGACATAGCTTCTATAGCCGCAATACAACTTGTTTCTTCATGGATGCAAGGATATGCAAATATATCGGCACTCCTAAGCGCCTGTCTCACTCTATCGTTGGAAACGTCGCCGTGATAATTAATATTCGGATGATTCCTACAAGTTTCAAACAAGTGTTCGTATGGTCTATCTCGTTCTTTCCAGCCGTAAATATTGAACGATGAATATACGTCCAACGTTACGTTGGGTCGTATTTTAGAAATTTCTAAAAATACAGGAATGAGAATTTCCAAGCCACGATGCGGTGTTGTATGATAAATTAATCTAACATTATCTGAAACTGAACGTTCACCTTCGATAGGATATATCGCATTTTTCATGACGGAAGAATTCTTATATGGTACACCAAGTCCTTTATTGTATGTATTAAATTGATAATTGGACACAAAGGCTAAATGTGCGAATTTATCTCTAGATTCTGGATTTGCCAGATGCGCTGATTCTGGGTCATCCCAAGTATCATTCAAGATTAGAATATGTTTCTTTTCTGGAATGAGTTTTCGGACTCTGGACGAAATGAATTGAAATCTGTCGGAATACTCCGCCCCTAATCTGGTCATTAAACGGTTATACATGAGTTCAGAACCGCCCCATGCATTTTTGCCCAATCCAGTATATTCATCGAACGGGTCAAGACTAGAAGCAGTTTTGGCATTATCTATGATGTTATATTCCATGTTTTCTTTTTCTTATGAGTTGAACTAATAACTATATATCAATAATAGAGAAAAGGCGAGATTTTTCTCGCCTTTCAATGTTTTGCTTTAGATTTTGGTATTTTGCCGAACTTCGTCTAAAGTCCATGTTTTAAGAATATCGCCATTCTTAAAAACAGTCACGAGTTTGTTTTCATCATAGCCTAATGTATCTTCTGGGATTGATTTGTATCCGTCTTCATAAATGACGGCAATTCTACCAGCCTTAGACGCTTTTGATGGATCGGTTTTTGGGTTTTTGTTGATTGGTTCCCAACCATTACCAAAATCAATGGCGTTTGCCTTTTGTGCATACTTTAGTGAATCACGATTAAGCTGCTGTAACAAAGCCCCGCCCATTCCAAAGACGATATTTGAGGCAGACCAGCCATTGTTTTCATAGTTGTCTAGAATTGCATTGATTGATTCTAAACCAACACCATCACCTTGAATAATTCCAACATGAGGGTCAAGAACTTTGAAACCCTTGGAATTTTCGGTAAATCCAAATTTTTCACCAAGAATTTCAATAACTTGTAAAGTAACTTTTACCGGATCGCCGGAATCAGGACGAACCACTAGCTTTTTATTGAGACGATTTAACCTGTCGATGACTAGTTTAGACCCAAAGATGTTTCGAACAGCGTTTTCCATATCGTATGAATCGCATACGATAGAAAACATTGCACCAGACATACGAGTCATGTTGTGGTATGCTTCTGCTTCACCATTATTCTCGTGGCCCCAAGCGGTCACGGTAGAATGTTCCATAGCAGGAATAGAAAATCCTGCCATATCAGAATGGTAATATTCTCGGCCAGCGATCAATGCGGGAACGGTATCTGTGCCCATGAAGTTCGCCAAATGCGCCATGCCACCAATCTTGGCGGATTCATAAGATGATGCACCACGACAACCAAAATCGTGAAGCTTGAAACTGATTTCTGCATCAGGATCATCAGCCGTTTTTTCCAGAAAAGTGTAAATATTTCTCTTGATTTCTCTGGAAAGAGTGGCGACGGTTGACGGATACCATACACTTCGAAGTAGCGCCGTTTCGACATATGAAGTCAACCAATGAAAACCGGGAATAGTATTCTTGATTTGAACCTGTGGAGTTCTGATAGGAATCACTGTTCCTTCTGGTAGAGCCTGAATTTCAAGAGGAAGATATCCAAGTTTTGCGACCGCTTTCCAGCCATTAACATTGAACGGCAAACCGTGTTGTTTAGCTAGTTCGAATGTATAATCAATTTTTTCTTCTGTAATTTCTTCTTGCAACTTATGCAAGAACATTTGCAGTCCAAAATGAACTACTTCTGGTTCATATTTGAAAGGATGGGCGAAGCCTCGGCTTTCGATATATGACGAAATAAATTTCGTTTCTGGTGGATACTGTAAATAGTGTCCTAATTTATAGCTGTCACCGAACAAAATTGATTCTGAAAAATTTTGCATGTTTGTTTACTCCTATTTGGGATTAATATTGGTCTATCCTAGATTTCACGCATCTTTACAGTGATAACTTCTACTTCATTAAAACTTGATTTATCGTGAAGAATATCATCTGTTTCGTATCTAATGTTCACCGATGTAACATTAAAGTGTTGAATTTTATTGGTGTCATGGTTCATTAAAGAAACTTCTGCACCAATACAAGGAACTACTGGTAATGAATATTGGTGTTCCATCAATATTTCTTTACAGATGTCACGTCCATTATAAAATCTGATAACTTTCCTGCCGTATTTCATGTGAAAATCCTTACATTAACCCAAATTGGTCTAGTAAGTCCCAATGATCTTCAAACATTTCCGAACACATGGTCTTTACTTTGGACAATTCAACCCATTCTGCATGTTTTGCATCATCTGAACCTTTAACGGATGGTAACGGACCATCTGGAAATTTAATCAATGCAACGTGAGATATGGTTCGCCCTCGTTGGCTTCTATCTGGTCTATCGGCAACAAACCATTTTTCGATGGAGCCTTTAAGCTTTGGATAGCGAACACCAATTTTGGTTTCTTCTATCAATTCTCTAAGAACGCCTTCCTCAACATATTCATGATTGTTCAAGAAACCACCGGGAAGCGCCCACAACCCTTCACCGGGCATTCCACCACGCTTTACCAGTAACACATGCCCAGATTGAACAACTACGGCATCGGTAGTCACAAAAATTGGAGGGTACGGCAAAGATTCAAATTGTTTCTTATACTTAATAATATGAAAGTGTTCCTTTTTGGGCACGTCAACGTTTTTAGAATTTAAGGCTTGTTCAACTTCATGTTTATGCGATGAAGAAACAAACCATTCATTCATAATCGGTTTATTTTCATAGACAGCCGTGCGAATATCAGTAGCATTAATGTTGTATTGGCACGGAACCTCAAGCAAATCCCATTGTGGAAATTTTTTAAGATAGTATGAAGAATGGTCCTTTGAATGGCCGATGATACCAATCTTTGTTGGTCCAGCCCGCCACGTTGAATGAACAACAGTATTGACAATAGATTGGATTTGAGTTTCCCACCGAATGTCAGAATACGCATAATCATTGCATGGCATGATTACGATTCGTGCCAAATCTGTTTCTGGGAATGCGGAAGCAATGATTTGCCTTCGTTCTTCGAAAGATAATGGGTTTTTTGCGGTTCTAGGGCGATTGGCAGAACCTACGATGATAATCACCTTTTCGGATTTGTCCAATGCTTTCTTGACTACATCGTAGTGACCAGCATGAAAAGGGGAAAATCTGCCAATAAAGGTAAGGAAGTTGTATTCCATGTTTTGTAATCTCCTATTTGGGAGTTGAATGAGTGGTCTATCCACTCACTATTATTTAGCTAAAATCATTCACCATAAAAATATTTCTTGACTTCTCTAAACAAATTTTCTGATTCCCATTTTCCCATGTTAGGAGAGCCAACTTCAATAAACCATGCTTGTAGAGCATCATGTAAGCTTCTGGGAATGACATTGACGGCATTAGTCGTTTTCTGTTTAGCAACCCGATCCAAAACTTGTTCTACAGTAATAGAACCATATATGAAATCTATCAAGAAATCTTCATGTTCTTTTCCGACGATGGAAACAGATTTCAACAATAATTCTTCCATAATGGTATCTGTTGTTTCGGCAAGTTTCTTGATTGAGTGTAATTCTTCAATATTTTCTGGTGTAAGCATTTCTGTATCCTAATTCTTCCAATTCAATGACTTGATTTTCATGGGGCTATACCTGCATCATATTCATATTCATCTTGTTCCATCACCGCTACCCAATCCAGATACTCTTGTGAAGGTTCTCCGGTAGAAACTCTATATTCTTGATAACCATTATCCCATATAGCCAATTTTATTTCAACTGGTGTATCCATTAAAATTCTAGCTACTTGATCAAGCACCCACGCTTTATGGTGTTCACCATGAATTTGGCCGTAATGTTCAATAAAATACATCACCCATTGCCGTTTGTCAAATTCCTTGAACATTCCATCATTGTTATCTATTGGAAATTCTCCAATATAACCTTTCATCCAATACAACCTTTAATGTCTTGCCAACTTAATACGTTAAATGTAAATGACAAAATATCATCATCACCCATATTATATGGTTGCGGTATCAAATAACAATTTTCAGGTTTAAACCCAACTTCGATTGCATCTTTAATATTTTTTACAGAATCCTCTATGAAAATAGAATTTTTATTCTGTTTTGATAACCATTCTTTCTTTGATGAATGTAAAGGCAATGATACAATTTCCTGAAAAACAGGACCAAAGACATTCATCAAGTTTTCTTCTCTGGATTTCATAGCTTCGAAATCAGTAGTATACGAAGATACAATCGTTATCTTATAACCAGCCTTATGTAGTTCCTTGATAGAATCGACTGCACCCGGAATAGGTGGAAGTTTTTTAAGCATGTATGATTGATTGAACAATTCAGAAAGTCTAAGAGAAAATTGTTCTGTATAATACGGCGTGGCAGGAACATAGCCCGGAATTTTAATCAATTTACTCATATCATATTCGGTAGGATCATCAGATTTCAAAAATCCAAAATTATCAATCCAATCGATGAATGTTGATCGCCAATTCAATAAACAGCCATCAACATCGCAAATGATTCTTTGTTCTTGACTGTTCATTTATTATTATCTTTTTCTATGCCCAATTTCCAAGGATGTTTTGTGACATTTTCATATTTTTCTTCATCAGAATAAATATTTTTCGGATCACCAGATGGCCCGATTCGCATATCCATATCTTCAATTAAAACTTTTACAGAATGATAAACGTGATCTTCATCCCGTCTGATTTCAAATTCTTCGTCTGTTTCGTCCTTGTTACGGATAGCCCGCCAGTTTTCCGTTTCAACTTTAATCATATCTCTGACATGATTCATGTCTCTGGACAGAATATAGGATTTCTTGATTGTCGAAACGATACCTTCATCAATGCGGCGAAGGTCCAGAACGTCACAATAAAATTCATAATCACACCCCCATATGGTCGATGCATTGAAGGCAAACGGAACAAAATGAAGATCGTCTAAGCTGATATCATAGGACTCGTCAATGTCATAATCCGAGACAGTGAACCTATGTTCTTTTCCATTAAGTTCAAAACTGTCGAAAATGTAGCATGGAACATATGTCGAAACATTGGTGTGTTCTGCATAATATTTTGGTTCCAAATTTGAATAGTAATTTGTGAACACAATTTCATGCTTTTCAACGTCCCAAATCTTGATATCGGAATATCTATCATTCCAGAAAGCATACCACTTTCCAGAAGCAGATTTGAACGGATAAAAATTGTTATATCGAGGTTGACCGAACTTTTCCTTGATTGGTTGAAAAAGTTCGTCAATCTTCTTAAAAGAATATCCCCAAGACGGGGATTCATAATCAGACATGAGAGATTTTCTTTCTAAAATTTGGTGGAGAATACCGGACTCAAACCGGTCAGGCCAAGACTTTGCAAAAGTCTTCCGGGTAACTCTGCCCATTCCCCATTTAGTGGTCCGTAGTGAAGGTTCCGCCCCTTCATTTCTGACGCCACAAGCCAGCGTGTTAACTGTTATCACTAACTACGGATGATGGTGTCCTTTGTCCTCGGACGCAGAAAACATAATAAAATCAAATAGTTGGATCGAGAGGCAGGAATCGAACCTGCGCCGAGTTAACGGATACTGGTGCCAAAGGCCAGCGGCTCTACCATCGTCGCCTACTCTCGAATACAATATTATTTATACAAAACTTCAAATAGGTTGTCAACTATTATTTCTTACACACAACTTCTGAATTTAATGTCACTGAATAGCTTTCAGCATCATTCAACACCGTTCCAACAGCCGTACAAATATCATTAATCCCTGTGTTTGGAAACTGATTTACGCTGGTGTCATGTTCGATTTCTTTCGGCGGGTTAACCTCGTCCATCCCATGCATGACAGCTTGAACCATGCCGAACACAAATAATGTAAATAGAACAATGATAGTAGCCCGTCGATTACTCATGATATAATCACCGAATTTCCCTTGTGACCCAATGTGGCTTCCTTCTGTAATTTCACAGAAGACACGCTAGATGTAGAATCTTTGTATTCACCATCAGCATAATGAACAGTGGCCGTCATTGGCATTTTCTTGAGCCATATGATTAGTTCATAAACAGTCATTCGTTTACTTTCTGTGTCCAGTTTTAAATGCTCTCTTGGTAGCATCTTTCATGTTGATAAGATGTTCCAATGTGATGTTGTTTTTCTCTGCATATGCT